ACCAATGTCGTCATTGATAAACGCCTGGCGGCTCATGGCGAACTGGCGGCCATAGGTGTCAATCTTGCGCTGGGGCAGCAGATCCGTCTTGGGGGTGTCGTGCTTCAATTCGCCGGTTTCTCCCACCAGCTTGAACTCACCGGCGCCGCCGGCCAGATAGCTGTGATCCTTGGTTGCCTTGAAGTCGGTCACGCTGCCCTTGGTCGTCCATTCCTGGAACGTAGTGGGAACATGCTGATACTGGTGGACAATGGACTTTTTGATCGCGTTGTCCAGGATAGACGGAAATGCAGATGTGGGGTTGAAGAACTGGCGGCAGGCCATGCCCCACAGATCATCCTTGGACATGCGCAGCAGGGAGGCGGCGCTGCCCTCTCCGGTGCGGCTCATGCACTCAATGGCCAGATCTCGCAGGCTCATGCTGCGCATTTCTTCCGCGCCCTCGGCGGGGTGTTCCACGCTCACGCCCGTGCGCATCAGCAGCGCGTCCACGGCAGCCTGGCGGAAATTGTCACCGCTGGGGTTGTCGGTCATGCGGCTGGAAACAGGGGCGCCATGCTGGATCAGGTGTGCCACGGCAGCGGTTCGCACGGTGTCCATGGTGGCGCCGTCGCGGATGTACTGGGCGGGATCCATGCCGGTCTGGCGGCACAGGGCCATAATGTCACTCATGCGCTGGCGCTCATTGGCGACGGCCTGGCGGGCGCCGTCGTCACCGGCGGGCGGTGTGGCAGCAGGGGCACCGGCACCGCGGTTCCCGCCGTCTGCGGGAGGGTTTCCGCCCTCTCCACCGTCTCCAGCACCACGGGCACCGGCAGCAGGTGCGCCGCCGTTGGTGGGCGCTCCGGCAGGGGTTCCGGTGGGGGCAGGGTTAGCTGCGTCAATGCTGCGCTGCAAGCCGTCAAATTCGGTCTGCTCCTCCGCCGTCAGGTTACGGCCTGCGGCGCGGGCGCCGTTAAGAATGGCCTGCTGACGGGCGATCATTTCCTGAATGGTCATAGTTTTTACCTCCTAAATTTGTTCTGGTTGATTTGGATTTGTCTTTCATAAAGTGACAGGTCCGGCGCGGTTTCGTTCTGTGTCTCTCCGTTGGATCTGCCCACGCCCACGGTGGCGTCTGCCGGCACGGAGACAATGGACACCTCCAGCGGCGTCCACTTGCGGGCGATCTGGCAGGGACCGGTGAAACGTCCGTCCGCGCTGGTCTTTCCGGCCACCACTTCCTCCCATGCGTCCACGTCATAGCGGACGGATGTGGTTTTCAGTGTGCCGCTTTTTACCTTTCCGAAAATCTTTTCGGCGTCGTCGTCGGTGTCAAATTCCACCTCGGCCATGCCCCGGTGGTTTTCCACCCAGGCACGGATCACCTTTCCCACTACGTCGTCGGTTTTGTGGTTGAACAGGAGAACGCCCACCGCGTTCAGGCGTTCCAGGTCCACCGCGCCGTCCGCGTGGTCCAGGATCTCCATACCGAACCAGCGCCGGTATGGCTCCTCGGAGGAAAAGCTGATCGTCCGTTTGCGGCTGTCCTTGTCCTCCGCCTCACGGAAAAAGATCTGCCCCATGCTCCGGGTGCCATGGTTGCGGTCACTCCTCTGGTTGGGTGCTGGGTTCTGTGCTTGTGTTCTGTTGGGCTGCTGTCGTGCCATTTCCAAAAATTACACCTCCCATCTCAATGCCGGATTCACGGCCATATTCCAGGACCTGGGCCATTTCGTCCACGGCCTCTTTCCAGTCCTTGCCCCGTTCCGCGCAAAGATCCGGGAATGTCTTTTGCCCGGATTGCAGGGCGATCTTGTCGGCGGTGGCCTCCCTGGACGGATCAATCCATTTTTTCGGTGCCTTGACCCAGGTGTGTTCCATGTAATCCGCCTTTTTATCCCAAAAACCGGGTAGGCTGAACAGCCCGGCGAGATAACCAGAAATAATAAAATTCTCGTAGACCTCTGACATAAAATCTGTCAATAGTTCCACGTCCTCCGCGTAGGTGCTTTCATCCTCAATGGCGTTTTGCCGGGCGGAGGAGTAGGTGGCCCCGGTCATGTCCCGGCTTACCGCCTCATAAGAAAGGCCCTGGCCTGCGCCAATAAGGCCCTGCTGGGTTTTCAAAAATGCGGTGGCGTCCGTGGCTGCCCCCTTGGGATCCACCACCTGGGCGTCGTCTCCGGCGTTCATTTCCATAATCATGCCAGGCCCCAGGCGCTTTCCGGCATAGTCCACCTGGCCGTCCGCCGTTCTGACGGCACCCCGGCCAATTCCGCCGGTTGGTAACGTCTTTTTGATGAAAACAGACAAGCAGGCCGCGATCCGCTCCTTGACCGACACGGCGGTGATAAACTCGTTGGCGTCCCGGATCCGGGTAATGGTTGGCGTCATGTCCGACATTTCCCGCAGTTGGCTGGGGCGGTGTTTTGTCTTGAAAAAATACACGTCCTTGGCCTCGATATAAACCGGGTCCAGGATCCGCCACCCCTCAATGTCATATTGCCGGATCCAGTAGCCCACGGCACGGCGACATTCGTTGTACTCAATTCCGCCCACAACCCGGTTTCCCGGCGTTCTGGGGTGGGTCTGGTTGGTGTCCAGTTCGTCCACCTCCAGGGCCTGCAATTTGAACGGCACCACGCCGCCCGGTGTGTAGCGGTACAGAATGATCATGCCGCCGTCCACCTTTTTCCGCTCCACGATCATGCGTAGGATTTCGTTAAATGTCTGTTCCCCGGTCACGTCGCAGTTTCTGGCCTTGCACCAGCGGCGCCAGGTTTTTTCAATCAGCTTGTTTGTGGCGTCGTCCGCCGTTCCGGCCCGCAGGGTGTAGCCCTTGCCCACCACGTTGCGCTTGTAGGCGTAGATCACGGCCTGGGCAATATCGCTATTGCGCTCCAGGTCGCGGGCACGGGCGCGTACAATGTCCCGGCTGTTCCGGTCTGTGATCTCTGCGCTTTCGTTGTGAACCCGCCACCCGGCATTGATCCGCCCATAATTGGCGGCGTCATAGTCCCGCAATTCAGAAAGGCCCTGGCGCCATGCCTCCCGCTCATAGGCCCGCCGCGGGGAAAGATTGGCTATGATATTTTCTAAAAAATCCATGTGGATTACCTCCCGTCGAAGTACGCAACAGAGGTGCGCCCCAGCAGCCCGGCGTTATCTTCCGCCGCCAGCTGGGCCTCCAGGTCGTCCCGCATGGATTTCAGCATGGCCAGATCCGCACGGGTCAGGGATCGGCTGCCGATCTTGTAGGACTGCCCGCCGGACAGCACCGTGGAAATGGCAGCGTTGACCTGCTCCAGCAGTTCCGCCGGCTGCATTGTGTTGTTGTCCATGGTTTCCTCCGTTCTCAAACCCAGTTGTCATTTGACTGGATCCAGTTTTCTTCTGGCGCCGTTGCCGCTGGTGTGGGCGGCGCTTTTTGCTTGACCTCCTGGGCCTTTTCCTCTGTGCGATCCTGGAGGAAAAGGGACCGGACGCCCAGCACGTCGGCAGCTGCCGCCGCGTAAACCTCGCAATCCAGGTAATGGTTATCTGCGTGGGAGGTTTTCAGCACCCATTTCAGGGTGTCCTTGCCTCCGGCCCGCTCGGTGATCTTATGCTCCGCCGTCACCTGCTCCGCATACTCCAGATCGCAGCCCTGGTAAACCATCCAGGATCCGGTCCCGTTTGGCTTTCGCATACGCCCGGCGATCATGTCCTTGTATTTTCCACCGTCCACCAGCACCAGCGTCATGCCGTAGGCTTTACTCCCGGCCTTGTTGACCGTAGAAAGGCGGTAGTGGGATTGCATGGTGGTGGTGCCCTTGCAGGGCAGCGCCCACTCCGAATTGATCATGCAGAACTCATAAACCGCGTCGGTCTGGTCGCCGCTGTCCACCAGGGCCAGGCTGATCACCAACTTGTCCCCGCCGCCTGGTAGGGAAAACTCGGTGTTCATAACCCGCTCCACCTCACGCATGGACGTGGCTTGACCGTGGGCAATGTTCTGACTGGTCATATAATCGCCCCAGGCGCGAATGGTCCAATACAGGCAATTCTCCTGTACGTCCACGCCGCCGGTGATCAGCTTTGTCCAGGTCGGCAGCACCCACTCCGGTGTGTCCGTCTGGCGCTCGGTCACCATTTCGGCATTGGTTTTCAGCTTGGTGTCCTCCCAGGGTTCGGCCAGCCAGCTGTTGACAAAATTGTGGAACAATTCCGGGTCGTCCTTGCTCCGCATGAACTCCCGCGCAATGTCCGAAAAACGGGTAAACGGGGAATATAGGGTGTTCATCCAAAAGGCCACGCTCTTGGGGTGCTGGCTGGTCTGGCGCACTGCCTGCCAGCGCCCGCCGCGCAGCATTTTTCCCTTGTCCTGGTCGGTGATCACGCAGCCACATTCCTGGCAGACATAGGCGGCCATTTCCGCCCGGTCCGTGTTCTCCGCCACGTCGTCCTTGCTGGGCCACTTGATTTGTGCAAATTTCAGTTCGATGTACTGACCACAATGGGGGCAGGGTACAAAATAATGCTTTTCAACCTCCGCCGCTTCTTTGGCTTTCCAAATGTGACCGGTTTTCAGTGTAGGCGTGGAGGCCATAAAAATCTTGCGGTCAAAAAAGGTCTTGGTGCGCTCTCGCGCCAGCGAAACCGGATCGGCCTCTTTTTTGGATGCTCCAGGGAATTTGTCCACTTCATCCAAAAACAGGTTTTTAATTGGCTTGCTGGACAGATCCGCCGGGCTGTTTGCTCCGGTCAGATAAAGCCACATGTCCCGGAATTTCAGCTGCAACTTTTTGCTTTCGTTCTCCCGGAACTTTCCGGCCATGTCCTGGCTGCCCTTGATCATGGGCACCAGGCGCGTCTCCGCCGTGGCCTCTGCCAGATCGTCCGACGGATAAACCACCATGGTGGGGGCAGGGTCTTGGTCGATCAGACTTCCGATCATGTTCTCCATGGCGGTGGTCCCGCCCACCTGGGTGGGCTTGACGTAAATAATTTCTTCGATCAAGTCGTCAGAAAACGCGTCCATGATTTCGGCCAGATACGGGGTCACACTGTTGCGCCACGGTCCAGGCATGGCGCCGCCGGTCAAAATCCGTTTTTTCTCTGCCCATACCGAAACCGGCAGCTGCGGCGTCGGCCGTAAAACCTGGATAGCCTTATAGATCCAGGAGGGGACGGTGTACGGCGCAACGGTAAATTTCTTTTTCATTGCTCCGCGTCCTCCACCTGTTCCACGGCAGCGTCCGCATAGGCCGCCAGCATGGTTTCAAGTTCTTTCCCCATGGATTTTTTAAGGCTCCGAACCATTACCGCGTCCGCGCTACCCGCCAGGGCGCCCACGGCGCGGGGTGGTATGTTCTTGGTGAACTTCTTAAAAACCGCCATAAACTCCGCCAGGTCCTCGGTGGCCTTATCTGCTGAAATATACTTGCCCTCTGCAATGGCTGTTTTCAGGCGGTGGAGTTGGCCCTGGCTCTCTTTCAGTTCCACCTCCGCCTCCAGCTTTTTCAGGTTTAACTCCGCCGCGCGGCTGTTCTCTCCAGTCTCTTGGGCCTTTGCCTCAACATGGGAAATATAGCGTTGCACGGTGGCGCAGGTGCGATATTTCCGT